CGGTAAGCCCGGCTGCCTGGCGTCAACTTTGTATCCCGGTTCAAATTCGCAGGACAATTCAACCTTGGGGGAATAAACATCATCATGCAGAAAGTGGACATCTACCCTTGCACATTTGAGCATTTGATCGAGTGACGACGCGCCCCATGCGTCATAGGTTCGCACGAGCGAATCCCGCACGCTTGTCCATTCGGCAACGTCGCACACCCACTTCATCTGACTGGATGGCGCACCGTTGACCGTCGTAAGGTTTTTGTAATACGTTAATTCCGCGGCCATTATCCAGCCCTCAGCCGTAGGCCTTCGGCACGGAGCTTTCCGAATTCGTCTTTGATCGTCCTGGCGACAGGATCGTTATCCTGGAGTAGCGAACTTTGGATTGTCTTCCAGCGGCCTTCGAAACTCTCGAATCGCCCCGCGTCCGATTTGGGCGTGGTGCCGTCGATGAACTTGAGGCGCAAATTCTTTGCGTCTTCCGGGTTCAACTCCCCGGCGTCCTGCATTTTCTTGAGGCGCTTTTTATATGCCGCGTACGCCTGCAAGGGGTGAAGCGATTCTTTCAACTGTTTGGCTTGCTCGGCAAGCTGGACGTGTTCCTGCTCCCCGGCGAGCTTCCGGGCCCTGGCCGGGTCCATGTCGGGGTTGCTGCGCATCATGCGTTGGGCGGCGGCTTCAACCTCCGTCATCGTGCCATGAATGACGGCCAGCTTATCGCCAAGGTCGCCAAAAGCGTCAGCCAGTGCCCTGTTATCCCCAGCGGCTTGAGCCTGCTTGAGAAGGTCGACCAATTTCGCAACCTTCTCATTGGTTGCCCCGCGCAACTTCAATTCGCGCTCAAGCTGTGTCGCTTCAAGCTCGTGGCGGCTTCCACCGCCGGCGGCAAACAGCTTATCCTGAAGGCTCGTTTGTGTGTCCCCGAGGCTATCGTCCCTGCTTGTCTTGAGGTCCATGCGTTCGGCGTCGTGTTTGGTTTCCAACTCGCCGAGATTCTCGTGGTGAAGTTTGGCTAACTGGGTTTCGCGGCTCTGCTTCTGGCCCAGGAGATACTTTTCTCGGTCATATCCTTTTTCCGTGGCCCGTATCTTCGCGTCCTGCAAACTCCCCGCGGCCTCAATCGTGCGGGTCTTTGCGTCGCGGGCCTCTTTGATGTCGAACGCCTCGCCCTTTGCGTCCCATATCGCGCCAAAAGCGGTTGTCTTTTTCTTAGCACCTTCCGTAGATAGTGCTCCGCTCTTGAGTTTATCATCGCGATCTTCTTCAAACGCGAGTTGAGCTTCCCACCGCCTGTCCATTAATACCTTGCGGCGGTCAGCGGCTGCCAATGCGTTAGCCTCTCGCAAGATCATGAATGGTTGCCGCTCCATGTCGGCAAGTGTCCGTTGTGCTTTTTCAGCCTCCGCCCGGCGTTTCTCGCGCTGGCCCGCCTGCTCCATAAGCGTCGTTTTGCCCGCGGCAGCCTGGGCTTCTTGCGTCTCGCTGAAAATACTATTCAGACCCAACGCTTTAAGCGTTCCCTCAATCGGATGGTTGCCCCCGAACGTGCTTATATCCACGACGTTTTGCTGTATGGTCTTTTCGAAGCTATCCCTGGCCCCTTGAAGATGAGATATATACTCCTTAATTCGTCCGCCTTCTGCCGTTGTTTCCGGGTCCGGACGCAATGCTTTTTTGGCTTCACGTATAGCAATGTTTAGTTCTTGCTGAATTTTCAAGGTGCCCGCAGCGTGTGCCTTGGCACTCTTGTATCCCTCCGCTATCGCTAATGCACCCACCGCGATCCCCGCAACAGCGACAGAACCGGCGGCGGATACACCCATCATCGAGGCTTGCATACCCATGCCAAGCCCCTCGCCCAGTTCCGGCCCAACAAGCCCGCCTGCTGCCTGGACCCCCATCATTTTGATCGCGCGACGGCCTTCGCGGGTTTGGGTAAAACCTTTTCCACCTATAGCCCCGCCGCCCTGCATCCCCATTCTCGCGTCAAGGGCCGCGGCTTCGGCAGCGTAGGTTTTATCCAGCCGCGCTAGAACCTGTAGATTGCCCGCGTGAAGCTCCCGCTGTTTCGCGTAGAAGCCCTGCAAATCACGCAGTTCAATATCTCGCTGCGAATGCGTAGCTTGGAAGTACCGCTCATCAAGGGCCGCTGTCCGGGCCTGCGAAGCCTGGTAGCGAGATTCGATGATTTCGGCCATGCTCCCGCCCTTGGATTTTTGGGCGGCGATATTTTCCGACTTCTTGGCGGCGGTCTCAAGTTGGGATAGCGAGCCCTGCACGCGCGCAGCCCCAGCGGTGACATCGCTGGTGTCCATGCGGGCAATTAGGTTGATCGCTTTAAGGGTGCTGCCCATTATTCACCGTGAAGTGCATTGTGAACCGAATCAGGGGAAGGCGCGGGGATCGGCATGGGGGGTTTCGGCGGAGTTCTGGCAAAGAATTGCGGACCCTTGCAATCCTTGTACGCGGTATTGCCAGAACCGTTCGTCAAGAACGCGAGCATTCCGAAATGCTCTTCTGCCTGCTGGTCAAGGCCCCAGTATTGTTCGATGATCTTCCATTCCTCAATCTCATTGCCGTCGATACGTGTCAGCATTTCAGCGACGGAGCAATGGAAAACCTTTTGCGCCAACCGGAAGTAAAACTGCCGCTCCCGGTTGGCTAGGAGTTTTTTGCCAGGTCATCGAAAGACTTGTCGAGGTTATTCAGCCGGGCGGCGACGGCGGCAACCTTGTCGACAATCCGGCAATCGGATTTGAGAAGGGCGGCGACATGATCGTCGGTGAAAACCAGGTGCCCGGTGTCATCGCAAACAGTCCGGCGCATGAGCCGGGCGTCGTGGGTATCGCCCATGTACTCATTCTCGCCGGGCTTGCCGTCAGGCTTGGGGCGATAGTTGCTCTTGTAAAACGCCGACTTCTCCTCGCCGGTCATTACGCGAACGGTGGGCCAGTCGGCCTCAGCCCAGCCGAACTCGGACAGGTTCACCCGCTCGCGTGGAAGATCGGCCACGGTCGGCGCACACTTTTTCAACAGTTGGTCAATCGAAAGCATGGTTCTCCTTTCAAGAGAAATTACGCGTCGGGCGTAAAGGTCATGGCGCCGGTCATTTCCACGATGAAGGAGAGGGATAGTTCGGCGCTGTCGCTCAGCGGCTCGATAGCAACTTCGGACAAGAAGCCACTCCCAACGTCGGTTGATCCGTCAGGGTAGGTGGCCGTCCAGGTGGTTGCTAAGCGAGTGGCCTTGAGCAGCTTGAGGCTGTTGTAGCGAGCCTTTTGGTAGATCAGCTTGGCGCTCAACTGCCCGCTGGTCTGCTTGCCGGGCACCTTAAATTCCGTCGCCGCCGCGTTGTCGATCGGCGTGTAGGTGATCGGCTGGATCGTGTCCTTGGGAACGGACAGCGACAGCAGCGGGGAGATGGTCGCGCCGGTAACGCCGCCAACGGTTGCAAAGGCCAGCGTTACGCCAAACGGGGAAGTTCCAGTATAGTCAGGCTCGGACATGATTTTACCCTTTCTGTGGGTTAAGAGGAATACGAGATTGAGAAGCCATACGGCAGTACATATGTTGTCGTGGTAACGACCGTGGCGGGCGTGGATACGACCGTGATATCGCCGGAATGGGTGGTGTAGGCCGTGGCCGCATCTACATTGATGGGGCCTACCAGGTCGGTCCCGCCGGTAGCGTGGTGCATTGCCACGCCATAGAGGGCCGTCGTAAACCCTGAAGCATTATCGACTCCCTTGTCGGCAGACTTGGCGGTCGTGATCGATCCGCCCCACACCGCCAACCCATCGCCGGAACCGGCCATATTGCCGATCCCGTAACTCGCGCTTCCACCGGCCACGTCGCCATCGGTAACGATATCAACATTCACAAAAAGCACATTCACGGCACCGCCGCCCATGCGCACGCAGTCCCAATGGCTGGTTATTTGCGAATCGATAAATGTTCCGCTCATTCCCCCCGATGTGGCGAAAATGGCGTCCCGATAGCCGTCAACAATGATGTTGCACGCAACGACGCCGACGGGATTGAGCAATTCCCCGCTGAATGTGAGATTTATCAGCGTGACTCCCGCGCCGAGGGTTACGTTATGAGCACTCCCTGAGTAATGGCCCGTCCCCTCATTCCAAGTGTACCGCGCCGGCCCCCATCGGCTGGTCGTTTTGCTCACGCCCACAAGCGTCAAGCCAGCGGGCAATGACACGCCGGCAAATGGGATTGTTCCATCGAAAAATATCACTGGGGCGGGATCGCCGGAAATCGCGGCAATCGCCGCATCGCCGTCAGTGTAATCGGTGTGCGCCCCCGCGCCAGTCGATAGGAACAGCCATGCATGGCCCGATGGTACCGGCGTCCGGTAGGTCGGCGCGTTCGTCACCATGACCGATATTCCGGTCAGCAGCATTTGTGTTTCGGTGATCTGGTCTTCCGCTATCTCGTTCAGGATGCCCTGAAATGTTTCCGTCCCCTTATCTGGATATGTGATCGTCCAGACCTTCGTGAGCCGCCGGATCGCCGTGAGCGCGGCCCGCATGCCCATCTGGTACAGGATACGGAATGGGGTAGCGCCAACAGTGTCCTTGCCGGGAACCTTAAATTCCGTGGCGTCGGGGTTGCTGATAGGCGTGTAGGTAATGGGGTGTATCGTCGCCTTGGGCGGGGTCGCGTCGATGATGATTCCCGCCAGCGCCGCATTAGTACCGACAGCATCATCGGCGTAAACGATGCTCATTCCGAATGGGGATGTCCCTGTGTAGTCAGTCATATAGCTACCTCTACTCGTTATGCCTCAGCCGGATATCGAGATACCGGCCAAAGAATTGATGCTGAGTCAGTTCGGGCAATGGCTCGAAAACGTCCGCCTCGTCCACCACAAAAGATTCCTGCACGTTCGCCATCGTGATTGACGCTCGCGGCACATTGACTGCCGCACGAATCGCGTTTGCCAAATCCCGCGCCGCCTCGTAAGTCGTTGCCCATGCGATGATGCGAAAGTGCGATGTTGCAAGCGTGATCGCCCCCTGCATGGACTGCGTTCGCTGCGTCGGGGGTATTCGGCGATAGGTCACGTAGGGCGCGGTGGTTTCGTGCGGGGCAAAGACCGCAAAAACCTTCTTGACGCTGCCTGTCGCAATCGTCTGGATTGCAGGGACGGCGTTCAGGAAGGCCAAAAGTGTATCTTCGATCGGCGTGGTCATATCGCCTCGTTAATGCCCTTGACTAGTTCAGCCTCGATTGTTTCTGTCGCACGCTGCACGTTGGCGTCGAATGCTTTTCGCATGAAACGTACCGGGGTAGTCTTGCCGCTGCCGGCCTTGTGCCCCAGTTCCACGAACGCGCCATAGTACAAGTTGCCGGTTTTGAGCCGGAAACCGAGCTTCTTCTTTTGCAGCCGCTTTTGAACTCGCTTGATTTTGGCCGGTGTCGCAAACGAGTTGACCATGACGGCCGCTTTAGTAGCGCTATCGGTTTTGGTTCGCAGACTAAGTGTCGTTTCGAGCAACCCCGTAGGGCCGGGGTGAATGTTCGCCCGCGCCGCCGTCTCCATCGGGGCCATGCCGATCTTCATGGCGTTTCTTACAATCGGGCCGGAAATCTTGCGCCCAAGTTCGGCAAGCTGCGCCGCAATATGTTCACCGTTGACAAGATGAAATTCAAGCGCTGGCATCGGGTGTCCAAACAGGGACAAGAAAGTATGAATAGCCGTCGCTGGTTTGGCCGTTGCCGTTTTGCAGCAGGGCGCAAATCGCGCCGTCGGAACCACGAATTACAAACGTCAACGCGGGTTCACTGGATGGCCAGGGTAGGCTCGCGTCTTGCGCCAGCCCAGCCGCGAATAGTGTTGTCGAACTGGAAACATCCAGCAGATCGCCGGGCGCACCAATCGCGTATGTGCCGCCAGCCAGTTTGACGCCGGCGGCTTTCTTGATAATGCGAACGGTCGTCATTGGGCGACTTCCGTAACAAGCAGTTCCATATCCCGGTGCCCCATCTCCCAGTCATTGACGGAAATGATCTGGAACTTATGGACAACGCTCCCAGGATCGGTATACCAAAGCTGGCAACGGGTTGTGACCGACGAATCGTAGGCCATGCCGATAGTTGCCGTGGCCTGTGAAATCTCCTGCTGCGAATTTAGCAAGGCCCGGCCACTTGTCGGCTCAATACTGGCCCACCGGAAACTTGCGGGGCTTGTCGACGCAACGCCGGAAGTTATGCCGCCCGAACTGCCGACTGTGGTTGCGGCGGGAACCTTCAATTCGACACGGCGATTACGTGAACCCGGTTCGGACATTAGACGTACCGCCAGTCCCGCGCCTGGGACAACAGGCGGTCATATGCGGGGTTCTCCATAACCGGCTTTCGCTGTTCAATCGAGCTTCCGACGTGCTGGTACATATCGCCCAAAAGCAGATACATCATCTGCCGCATGATTTCGTAATGGCGCTTTTGCGTCGGGGAAACTGTCGCGTTCCCGACAGCGTAAGTGATCGTCACGTCGGCAATCTGGCCCAGCGTAGCAGGCCAGGTCTTAGCGTAGGCCGGTGCAATCCGGCTTGTGGGAAGATCCACGGCGTAATCCGTCGATGGCATGGTCGAAAGTATGTTACCGCCATCACGGTAAACAACCGACGTGACGGACGCGAGAGGCCTGCGCGGTAGCACGATGCTCTTATTGGTGCCCGGCGGATATTGGTGAGAAATGACGTACATCTGCCAAATTCCATTGTTGGGGAACTGGTCAAGCGTAAGCTGGCCCGTTTGTTGCGTCATAACCCAATTGCAAGCATCCTCCACCTGATACCGTGCCATCGTGATATGCTCGGTTATCCATGAGTCCAGAGCGGTAGTGTCTACCCGCAAATGGGTCTTGGCCTGGTCAAGCGTTATCGGTGAGTATGAGGATGCCTTGCTGGGGAGGGTTGCCTTGCATCAGTCACCTTACGGGTTGGCGGCAGTGATTCCGGCGATGTTGAAGTTGCCGGCCCAGTCGTCGCCGGTCGCGCCCACCTTGTACAGCGAGTTTGTGTACGCCCCGCCGAGGTAGTTGCCATGCACCTTGTTGGCATAGCTAGATGTTCCGGACAGGTCGATGGCAAGGGTGCAAACCGCAGCCCCAGCCCCGGCGGCGTTAATGCCGTTGACGCCAAAGTGATTGCATTCGAGCGTGCAAACGCGGCCATTGATATTGATCGCAGTCACGCACGAATTGAACTTGTTCCGGAGGATGTTCCACGCGGAATACGAAAGCCCGCCCGCCTCGACTCCCAGAATGGCCGCGCCGCTGGTGGCAGTATTCATATAGATAAACTCGTTATCCTCGATGGTCACGTTGTCGCTATTGCACACCGGGGAGTAGATGGCGTAGTAGCTCCCCGTCTTGCCCTGGAATCGGCAACCGCGAATCGTGGCGTAATTAGCGCCCGACAACAGAATGGCACACGGCCCATAGGTCGTACTGGCGGAATACGCCGGCGGCGCGAACTTGATGTTCTGCACCAGTATGCCCGCCGCGGCAAGTGTAAGGGTTGCCGTATCAACTGCCGATGTCCAGGTCACAGCGGCGGGGTTTGTGCCCAGGCCGATAAAGCGTACGTTAGCCTTGGAACAGGTCACAACTTCGCTGTAGGCCGTGCTGGGGGCCAGATAGATCGTGTCGCCAGCCGACGCCGCAGCAACTGCCGCCGCAACCGTAGTGAACGGCGCGTCGGGGCTTGCGCCAAATCCGCTTGTGGTTCCGCCGGTTGTTGAATCGGGGTTGACGAACCAGCGACCGCCGACGCTCTGGCCGATGTCGCTGATAACCAAACTGCCTTGAAGCCATTGTCCGAAAAGTTCTGTACGAGATGCCATTGGAGTTGTCCTTGTTGGAAGGGTAGGCCAACCGGCGCGCGAGCAACAAGCCCGCGCGCCGATTCGCCGAATGTCAGACTACGCAATCGCCGTTGGCATGGGGTCTGCCAGGTTCTTGCCGCGTGACAGAACAAACGTCACGCCGACAAATGTTGACTGGCCGGGATCGGGAATCGTCACGGCCAGGCACGAATACCTGTACGCTGTGCCAGCCGCGAGAATTTGCGCCGCGTCAATCTCGATGGCGACGATACAGCCGTTGTCGGTCACGGGGACAATATCCCCGGCGGCAACAAGGTCGATCTTGCTATCGGAAATGGCCACGTCAGCCGCGAACACGTCGCCCGCGGCAGTGGTCGCGCCGGGCGATTTCTTGATGCTGTAATTGTTCAGCGTGGTGGTGTGAGTCCCGGCTACGTCATCGGCAACGGTCACAACGATATCGCTGTCGCCAGCGGTGGTGATGACGCCGAAATGCAGCAGGGCGGTAACGTGGTCCCAGTTGGCCAGAGACACATAGTCGGTCGTGTGGGCCGCGCCGTTGATGTCGTGCGGGGCAATGCCCGAAACGACATGGTTTTGATCC